CAAATGCTGGATCTGTGCCTGTTCGAGAAATACAATCAGGAAGTGGTGGCGCTAAAATGCAAAGTCTTATACAAACGTATAACTATTATTTAAATATGATACGTGATGTTACCGGACTTAACGAAGCTAGAGACGCGTCAACGCCTGATAGAAACGCTTTAGTAGGTATACAAAAAATCGCAGCTGCTAACAGTAATACTGCTACTAGACATATACTACAAGCTGGCATGTTCTTAACGCAAGAGACTTGTGATTGCTTATCAATGCGTATATCAGATGTACTAGAGTATTCTTCGACAGCTAACGCTTTTGCTCAAGCTCTAGGTTCACATAACGTTGCTACGTTAAAAGATATGTCAGAGTTATATTTATATGATTTTGGTATATTTTTAGAGCTAGCTCCAGATGAAGAAGAAAAACAATTATTAGAAAATAATATACAAGCTGCTTTAGCTAGCCAAGTTATAGATCTTGAAGATGCTATTGATATTAGAGAAATTAAAAATCTTAAACTTGCAAATCAAATGTTAAAGGTTAGAAGAAAACTTAAAAACGATAAAGAGCAACAAAAACAAAGCTTAAATATTAAGCAACAGGCGGAGGCTAATGCTAAAAATCAAAAAGTAGCCGCTGAACAAGAAGTTAAAAAACAAAAAGAACTAGTTAAAACTCAAATAGAGCTAGAACAAGCTAAAGCAGAGTTTAACATAATGAGGTTAGAGCAAGAGGCTAAAGTTAAAAAACAACTTATGGCTTATGAGTTTGAACTAAACAAACAAATGAAACAACAAGATATTGCTATAGCTAGACAAACAGATCAAGCAAAAGAAGATCGAAAAGATCAAAGAACTAAAATGCAAGCTAGCCAACAGTCAGAACTTATAGAACAAAGAAAGTCAGGTACGCCACCTAAAAACTTTGAGTCTTCAGGTAATGATATAATCGGTGGAGGTCTGGGTTTAGGCAAGTTCGATCCTAGATAATAATTTTATATTTTATATTATGCAAGAAAATGAAAACATTGAAGAGGTTCAAGAGCAACCTCAAGAAGAACAAACGCAGGAACAAGAGTTAGACTTAAGTAAGTTTGAGTCTGCTGATGATCCAAGCGTCTACAAAGTAGATTTAAGTAAACCACCGCCAACAGCGGAAACAAATGAACAACCAGAAGAAACTACAGAAAGTACAGCTGACGACACAGGAGTGGTTGCAAGCGCTGAAAACACCGAGCCCGTACAAGAACAAGAAGAAGTACAGCCGGAAGTTGAAGCACAAGAGCAGCCAGTCTTAGAAGAAGTAACTGAAGAAGAAGTAGAACAAGTAGAGGAAGTTGTACAAGAAGCTATAGCTGAGGCTCAGGCTACTGGAGAACCTTTACCTGAGAACATTCAAAACTTAGTTAACTTTGTAAATGAAACTGGTGGAAGTGTAGAAGATTATGTAAAGTTAAATAGAGATTATACAGAAATGGATAATCAAGAAGCTTTGCAAGAATACTATAGATCTACTAAACCTCATCTAACACCTGAAGAAAGAGCCTTCTTAATGGAGGAACAGTTTTCTTACGAAGAAGAAGTAGATGATGAAAAAGATATTAGAAAAAAGAAAATAGCCTTAAAAGAGCAAGTTGCAGAGGCGAAAGCCTATTTAGACGGGCAAAAGTCTAAGTACTATGAAGAAATAAAAGCTGGAAGCAAGCTCACTATAGAGCAGCAGAAAGCAATTGATTTTTTCAACAAATATAACAAGGAATCAGAAGAAAATCAAGCGCTGCTTGAAAAGAACACGACGATTTTTAACAACAAGACCAATCAAGTCTTTAACAAAAATTTCAAAGGTTTTGATTTTAAAGTTGGAGATAAAACTTATAGGTATAATGTTAACAACGTCGACGAGGTAAAGCAAACTCAAAGTGACATAAACAACTTTGTTGGAAAGTTTCTAAACAAAGATAGTTCTATGGGTGACGCTAAATCATACCACAAATCTTTATACGCAGCAATGAATCCTGATGCTTTAGCTAGACACTTCTATGAGCAAGGTAAAGCAGACGCTATGAAAAATAGTGTTGCTAATGCTAAGAACATAGACATGACACCGAGACAAGAGCAAGGTGCTAATTATAGTGATGGGCCAAAGTTTAAGGTTGTTCAAGATGAATCTTCTTTTGATTTTAAGTTTAAAAAACGAAAATAATTTATTTAACGCTTAAAATTTATTTAAAATGGCATTAACACTAGCTGCAGCTACTACTTATACAGCTGCAAGTACAAGACAGACGTTGTCGAGTAATTATATCGACTTCGCTACGTTGGGTGCATCTGACGGATGGGCTCAACAATACCTGCCTGACTTAATGGAAAAAGAAGCTGAAGTGTTCGGTAACAGAACAATCGGTGGATTTTTAGAGCAAGTTGGAGCAGAAGAGGCTATGACAGCTGATCAAGTTGTATGGTCTGAACAAGGTAGATTACACCTATCTTATATTGGTCACGTAGAAAATACTACACAATGTGCTAACACTACAGGTACTCCTGCTGGTGGTCAGCTTACATTAGACCAAACAATTGACGGTATTACACTTAACGCTGCTATCATTGATAACGGTGTTAGAGTTAATGATACTTTATTAGTTGCTACATCAGCTGGAACACACAGACTTATTGTAACGGCTGTTGCGCTTAACGTTATTGACGTTATGCCTTATGACGCTACTAACAATAACGGTCAGCTTGGTAATTTAGCAGGTTTAACTGGTACTGGTACTGACGATGATGGATCTGTAAGAATTTTAGTTTACGGTTCTGAATTTTCAAAAGGTACTACTGGTAGAACTGGCGCTAACCAACCAGCTTTCAGATCATATACAAACAAGCCTATCATCTTAAAAGATAAGTATGAGATCTCTGGATCTGACGCTTCTCAAGTTGGTTGGGTTGAAGTATCTGGTGAAGACGGACAATCAGGTTACATGTGGTATTTAAAAGCCGCTGGTGACACTAGAGCTCGTTTTGCTGATTACTTAGAGATGTCTATGATTGAATCTGTAGAAGGTGACTCTGCTCAATCTGCTGCTGACGGTGTAGCTTTAGACGCTGCGCACACTAGATTTGGTACTGAAGGTTTATTCTCTGCTGTAACAACTAGAGGTAATATCACTAACGGACTTAACAGTCCTACGTGGCAAGTTAACCTTGGTGAGTTTGATTTAATATTAGCTGAGTTTGATCGTCAAGGAGCTATTGAAGAGAACATGATGTTCTTGAATAGAGCTACTTCGCTTGACATCGATGATATGTTAGCTGGTATTAACGGTGGTTACACTGGTGGTGCTTCTTTTGGTGTGTTTGAAAACGACGCTGATATGGCACTTAACTTAGGTTTCTCTGGATTTAGAAGAGGTTCTTACGACTTCTATAAGTCTGACTGGAAATATCTAAACGATCACAGTACTCGTGGTGGTATCAACGCTATCGCTGCTGCTGATGCAATTAGAGGTATGTTTATTCCTGCTGGAGTATCTTCTGTATATGACCAAGTATTAGGAAAGAACCTTAAACGTCCTTTCTTACACGTTAGATATAGAGCTTCTCAAACAGATGACAGAAGAATGAAGACGTGGACTACTGGTTCTGTTGGAGCTGTTACATCTGATTTAGATGCGATGGAGATGCATTTCTTATCTGAAAGATGTTTAGTTGTACAAGGTGCAAGAAACTTCATGATGATTCAAGGATAATTCACTTGATTAGGTCGGGGCTTCGGCCCCGATCTTTTTTAATTTTTTATTATATTATATTATGGCAAAAAAACAAAAAGCTCAAAAAGTTGAGGTAGCGCCTCAAGTAGAAGATACGGTTGTAGTAGAACAACCGGAAATAAAGGCTACAAACAAAATGGTTGAAGCAGTTATTAAAAAACCTCAACCAAAAAAACCTGAGTGGGAAGTTAAAGATAGAACATACTATTTAACAGAAGGCAAAAGACCATTGTCTCATACTTTAAAGTCTAGTAGTATGTTTTGGTTTGATGAAGAAAAAGGTTATGAAAGAGAAGTACAATACTGTGAAAACCAAAGAACTTGTTTTGTAGACGAAATGCAAGGAGAAAGAAGACTTTCTCATATTATGTTTAGAAATGGAGCGTTATTTGTTCCAAGAGAAAAAACAGTATTGCAAAAGTTTTTATCTAACTATCATCCGATGAGAGATAAGCTTTATTACGAGCACAAACCTGTAGCTCAAGCTGTGACAGAGGTTGATAGATTAGAGCTTGAAATAGAAGCTCTTGATATGGCGAGAAGTTTACCTATAGAGTATATGGAAGCTATAATGAGAGCAGAGATGGGATCTAAGGTGTCTAGGATGAGTTCTAGCGAGCTTAAACGAGATACGTTGTTGTTTGCTAAGAAAAACCCTATTTTATTCTTAGAGTTAGCGGCAGATGAAAACGTAATGCTTAGAAACTTTGGTATTAGAGCTACTGAAATGAATATTCTAACTTTGTCTTCTGATCAAAGAACATTTAGTTGGACTTCAAATGGTAGAAAACTAATGACAGTTCCTTTTGATGAACACCCATATTCTGCTTTAGCCGCTTGGTTTAAAACAGATGAAGGTATGGAGATATACTCCAATATTGAAAAGCGATTAAACGCATAACCACTATAGTAGAGCAGCCACTCTACGGGGTGGTTGCTTAACTATAAAAAAATATATAATGGCAGTAAACGTAAATACAGTATATCAAAGAGTTTTAGCTTTAGCTAACAAAGAGCAGAGAGGATATATAACGCCTCAAGAATTTAACTTACTAGCCAATCAAGCTCAACTTCAAATATTCGATCAATACTTTTATGATGTAGATGTTTCTGGTAGAATGACAGGAAACTACACAGAGTATTCAGATCGATTAGATATGCTAGAAGAAAAGCTAGCACCATTTGAAAAATTTAAGCAAACAATAGCTATGACTGGTAATGAAGGTACTTTGCCTTCAGACTTATATAGATTAGGTACTGTTTACTTTGCTGTTGGTGGTGCTTACGACGTTGAGGTTGAGCAAATAAATAAAAAAGAATTTACGTATATTGAAAGATCGCCATTAGCAGAGCCCACTGCTGACTATCCTGTTTACTTTATTAAAGGTGTAGATAAGATAAAAACATTTCCATCAGCTTCTATAACAGCTAACGTTTCATGTGATTATATTAAGAAGCCTACTCAGGTAAGCTGGGATTATCTAGTAATACAAGGTAAGCCTTTGTATAAGTCAGATACATCTGTAGATTTTGAGCTACATCCATCTGAAGAACACAAGCTGGTAGACGTTATACTTGGATTATCAGGTATTGTTTTAAACAAACCAGGTTTAGTAAACTTAGCTGGAACTAGAGAGGCTGCTACTACTAATCAGCAAAAACAAATATAAATGGGTTTAATTAACACAACACAAGTAGCATACTACGGAGGTAGTAGTTTTGGTGATTATCAATTTACATCGCTAGAAACTATTATAAATCAATTTATAGTAGCTTACGTTGGTGAAGAAAAAATAATACCAAAAGTAAAAAGAACAGATGTAGCTTTTCATGCTAGAAGAGCTTTGCAAGAATTTAGCTTTGATACTTTTAAATCAACTAAATCTTTAGAAATAGAGTTA